ATGAGTCAAATTATGACTAATTTCCTTAGACTATTAGGTGTAATAGAAGCAGGTGCTAAGAATGAAGAAGAGTGAATGGATTTATCTTGCTAATATAATGTGGGATTTTTCAGACACACATGATGGTAAATTAAGCATATTGCTTAAAGAATTAATACAAAAAATAAATAAAAATATGGAAGTGATTATAGATGACATGGGAGAACATGACAAGACTATTGGAAGTGACTGATAGAGTTACACCAACACAGCAAGTAACAGTAATTTCAAGAGAATTAGATAAGTTTGAGGATAAGTCAAGCCTATTAAGAATATTAGCGCAAGCATACAGAATCAATAACATTGGAATATCTAAGGCTAAGAAATGGATAGCCAAAATGTATAATGTGTTTGATAGTGAGATAAATGCAGACTATTCAACATATGATGATTTAGGTGATGTTGTCTATTATTTAGATAGCCAAGCAGAAAAACAAAGCGACTTCAGCCTTCAAACAATCATTCGTCTTTTAGAATTAGATTGTAGTAAAATTGATTCAGACCAATTTACTTTACTTTCAGAAAGTATTGCTTCAATGTCATCATTGGCAAGAAAGTGGTTTATTCGCTTTTGGTTAAGAACACCAAGAAACGGAATCAATTCTGGAACAGTGACTAAAGTTATCGCTAAACATTATGATAAAAAATTGAAAGATGTAAAGAAGCATTTGAATTTTAATCCAATTAAAACTGTTATTGCTTCATATGAAAATGAAGAAACCCCATCAACTGATTTGGTTCATGGTTCCTTCGTTTCACCAATGTTAGCAAAAGAAGTACCTATGGAAAAATGGCCAACTAACAAAATTGTTGATTACAAATATGATGGTAATAGATACCAAATTCACTTAGAAGATAAGAATGTAATTATTTTTAATCGTAAAGGGAAAGTAGTTACCCATCAATTTACTGATATTGCCGAATTAGTTTCTGGCTATCCCATACATAATGGAATATTTGATGGTGAAATATACCCAATTAAAGAAGATGGTAGTCCTGATGAGCATAAAAAGATGGCAACGAGAGTACATTCAAAGAATCATCAAGAGGCATTAGATAAAGTCGCAGTAAAATGGGTCATTTTTGATTGTCTTAAACTGAATGATGAAACAATTATGGATATTTCTTTTTCTGAAAGATTGAAGAAGATGAAAAATGTGCCAAATCAGGCTCACCGAATGAAGGATGATAATGTAATGGCCTTTTACAATCAAGCAATCAATGACGGCTTTGAAGGAATCATAGTAAAAAATGCTGATGTTCCCTATGAAGCAGGGAAAAGAAGCGCATTTTGGGCTAAGTACAAACCGCCTCGAATAGAATTAGATGTAGTTATCCTGTCGGCTAAGTACGGTGAAGGAAAAAGAGCCAATGTTTTTGGTACTTTTGAGATTGGTGTTAAGTCTGATAAAGGAATTATATCAGTGGGTAAAGTTGGAACAGGCTTTAGTGATGCAGATTTAATTAGTCTAACACACAACCTTAGAAGAAATGTGGAGAATTTTGAGAATGATACCTATTACTTCTTACCAAGAGTAGTCTTAGAAGTTAGTGCTGATTTAGTATCAAGAGATGAAAAAGGTAATTTAGGTTTGAGATTCCCAAGATGTAAAAGAATCCGTGATGATAAGTTTGCGGCAGACATCAATACTTTAGAAGATGTGGAGAGTTTAGAATGATTAAAGAAGGAGAATTAACAATAATCAAATTTATCACATACAGATGTATTAGAGTGGAAAATGGCATAGCCCATTTGAAAAATGTAACCACTGATAAGGGCAGACCAAAATTAGTTAGAGTCGAAGAATGTCCGTATGTTGAGAATGGTAAATTGATAGTACCGGAAATTAATGTAAAGCCTAAGTATAAACGCAAGACCACTTTGAGTATTCCTAAGATAATCAAAGAAGTTACTGACTTAACAGTATCAACAAATGCGAAATACTTTATCGCTGAATGGATAGAAACCGCAGTGGCTAATATGGTAGCCAATGGAGAAGCAAGTGCTAAAAACCTCGGACATAAACGAATTACCGAGGCACATATCTATTGGATGGAAACTAATGACCTGCCGATAGGACATTGGAAATCAAACATGGAGTATATGAAAGAGGACTAATTATGTTTAATGATGTGGAGATTCAATCATGGATAGATAAACATGGAACTGCTACATCATTAACATGGTTAGTTTTTGGCAATACAAAAGAAGAAGAAACTAATCTTCTCATTAAGGGATTAATGGTACGATTAATCGAAAATGAAATCGAAAGGAGTTTTGCTTTATTTGCTGACCCTATTGATGAAGAACAAGCAAGGGCTTGGAATAGTTTTCAAGGAACCAGCCTATCATTTGTTTTTGCAGGTGATGTGATTCCTTTTGAAGAATTAATAGTTAAGACTGTGAATGACGGTCTTGATTTTTTGAGATATAAATACAAATACTTAGGTAATAAAAATAGTGATAGTTATGTTTAATAAAGAAATATTAAAAGGAATAATAATTAGTCTTGCAAGAGGATTAATTCAATTAACTTGTGAACCTACTTATTCGATAGGATATAAGGTCGTATTTTCAATAAGATTGAACGGCGACCCCGAATTCTTAGATGCAATACTAAGAAGTTTAGCACAGCATAATATTGTAGCAAACATAAGCAAAAGAGAATTGAGAATATATAGGCAAGATTCAATTGCGAAATTAATTGATTTAATTGAAAATGAATATTGTCCTAAATTAGAAACCTTCATTGAAGGATATAACATATGGAATTCTGACTTGCCTAAAGCAAGAAAGTTTGATGATTTATGTAAATTAAAAGGGTTGATTTAATGGGATTAACAAATATGAATGACAACAGACCAATACTAATAACAGGAAAAACAGGAACCGGAAAATCAACAAAAGCAAAAGGATATTTTACTGATGAAGTAAAGATTATTTATGCTAATGATATAGAGTTTGATTTAGGTTCTCATCCTAAGAGTGCAGGTATAATTATTGAAGATGTTCATTACAAACCACAAACAGATATTATAATGAACATTATACGAACATACAGAGGCCAATTAGTATTGACATCAATCAATGAAAAGAGTGTTCCTAAGCAAATTAAGGATATGTGCAAAATAAAGAGAGCAGGTTCTCTTAATCATTTGCAGAATGAAATCAAGTATCTTGCACCTAATAGTGAACCGCCTTTCTCATATGAGAAAGATACATATTCATTAGTGGCAGAATACATGAAGAACAGTGATAGAGATTTAGTAGTTAAATTACTGTTATACAATAAACCAGCAGACACCCAAATAATGTCATGGTTAAATGAAAATATGCACCCTAACAAACTATTGTTTGTTGATGGTGTAGTTAAGCGAAGATGGAGTCAAAGATACTTCTATGAAATGTTAGCGTACATTCACGCAGGTAATTCTTATGATAGAATATCAATGCCGAAAAGAGGGACATATTCAAAGATACCAAGTCTATCAAGAAGATTAGGTGTCAAGAATCCAAGCGTGTTGCGGCAACTTTGTATGGATAGCACCATAGCAGAACATTTCAAAAAGAAATTAAACAATGCAGAATGCCGACTGCTTCAAATTGGCGAAAAGAAAAAGAAGGGTCGTAAAAAGAAAACCGACCCAATTAGAATAGAACAGAAAAGAATAGGTGATTATTTATGAAAAACAAGGAATACCACATTGGAGAAGCAACCATCACATATCTTGTTGATGGTGAAGAAAGAACGGAAACAGGGCAATTAATGGTTCCATCATTAATGTTTTTAGCAGATGCCTTCATCTTAGCAAAGGGCAATAAGCAAATTGCTATCTTTATGAAGAATGTTATTAGAATGGATATGGAATTAGGTAGTGAAGTGTATTGGGTTAAGGCTGATATGATGAATAAGGACATTAGTATTCGTCAAAAGCAAAGACTGTTTGAGCAGAAACAAATATCTGATTCTATTGATAGAGAAAACGATAATGGCGTAATGGTGGGTTGAGTATGGGTACAAGAACAGACCAATATATTAAAAAAATTAAAGAAGTCTTAGATGAAAAAGAAATGACTTCAAGAGAAGTATTAAATGCTTTAATTGATTATCAAACATCAAAAAAAGTATCAAGACGACAAGTACCCACTTATAGACAAGTGGTTGCTTTGTTAAAGAATCCCATCAATTTCATAGAAATTAAAAATGAAGATTTGCCAAGAGGCAGAAAGTTAAGAATATACAAGGTGAATAAAAATGCTATGGACAGAAAAATACAGACCGAACAAACTGAGTGATATAATAGGACAAGAACATTTTGTAATGGATGCTGAATCTTGGTTAGAAGAAAACAATATGCCTAACCTTTTGATTTACGGTAATTCTGGTAATGGTAAAACTTCAGCCGCTATTGCTTTTGCTAAGACTATGTTAGGAGATGATTATGAAGATAACTTCTTTGAGGTAAATGCTTCTGATGATAGAAGATTAGAAACAGTTAGAACCACTATCAAGAATATAGCACAAAGCGGCACAATTGGTGATGCACCATTTAGAATGTGCCTGTTAGATGAAATGGATGGAATGACAAACGATGCACAAAACGCATTGAAAAGAATTATGGAAAGATATTCCGGTAACATTAGATTTATTATTACTTGTAATGATAGAAACAAAATCATCTTTGCGCTTCAAAGCAGATGTGCAAACTATCATTTCAAACCATTATCTAATGAAGCCATGTTCAGCGTATTGAGCCAAATACTTGAACATGAGAGAATAACTAGATTTGATGAAAATGAATTGTCCTCCTTTATATATGCTATGAACGGTGACATGAGGCGAGCAGTAACGGAATTACAAGCCGCTAAGTCAAGCGATAAAGGACTCGCAATACAACTAAAAAATTCACTAAAAGAATACGAAAAAATACTAATTAAATTACAGAATAAAAATAAAAATATATTGGGTGAATTACATGAATTATTGTATCAAGGCAGAACCGTTAGAGAAATCTGTCTTGGACTACATGATGCAGTAATCGCATCAGAATTTGATAGTATTATCAAATTCAAATATTTAAGAACAATAGGAGAAAGCGAATGGCGTTCCACCACAATGACCCCTAAAGTGCTACTATCGTGGATGGTAGGACAGTTGTTGTAAACGGATAAAACAAAAAAATGAAAACGAGGCGAAAAATATGAATGAAAGTATGAAAGCAGAAATCGAAAAGAGCGCACCATATATTGATATGGGCGTTGATGAGGCAATAGCCAAGTTTGAGGAACTATGTTCAGCAAACGGGCTTGAAACAACCAACCCTGCATCTATGGGTGTATGGAGAAACTATGTGGCAAATAGCCGCAGAATGAAAAAGAATGGTAATGAAAGTAAAAATGATAATGATTCATTTTACAAAGCAGCATTTGGATTCTTTGTTTCCCTTGACGCACCAAGAGATATGATGGCTTGGAACAGAATGAAAGCAAAAGAAGAATACCTGCGTGATGAAAACAATGCACTTGAAAATGGTATTGTTGCAGTAGCAACAAAGAATGCTCTTGACAAGTGGGTAGTTTCCCGCTATCATAATGGTGAATATAGAGAAGCAACTCTTTCTGAATTACCTAACGGTGCAGAAGAATTAGAAGATGGCCGTATCTATATTCCATTGGATAATACCGCTACATATATGAATGGCGGAACCAATGCTAATTATGGAAAACCTCTTCCTTCTGAACAAATGCGAAGAAGTGGAGTATTCTATGGTTCATTAGATAATGGAGATATGAGAATGTATTACTTCTCATACAAGAATCAAGGCGGTGTTGATTTTGCACCTAACACTTTTGAATGGTGTCATTTCCTTTGTGTTGAAGGTTCTAATGGTACAGATATTTATGGTGCTAAGGATTTGACTTCGGGTAGTTTGTCACTAAATGCAGACATTGACCCCGAAAGCAACATTTACCGTGATATGGGTAACTTTTCCTTTGAGAATTGTTTGAAGGAAAACTTTGAATCTAACTTGGTAAATATCCTTGATTTGGATAGAGCGCATATTCAGCGACAAGCACTTCCTTCTAAGGAAAGATACATCATTACTGATGGAACAGTTTGTAACATGAATATGACTCCAACTAAGAACGGTAATAGAATTATCAACATTACTGACATTAACGCTGAAATGAATTATGAAAGTGATTCTGGCGTTGTAACTTGTTGGATTCCCGAACATCTATCCTTAGATTTCGGTATTGGTTCAACAGTATATGTTGTAGGCAGAACAAGTCAAAGAACAGTTGATGGTGAAGTGGAACCTGTTACAATCAATGCCTCCGGTGTTCATTGTGTAATTAGACATGGTTCTCCGGTTGAATCTAATCAACCTGTGGAGGAAAACTTTGATTGGTTTTGAAGTGATACTCCTGTAAATCTCCCCTAGAAATGTCGTGCGGTTTTGCCCAAAATCGCAGTTTATAGTGGGGTATGATGTGTTGGCGACATTACAGAATTCATATTGAGATTTACATTCGGGCAAGGTAAATGTGACTTGCGGGGAAATTGACATTCAAATGGGTGCAAAGCCCACACTTTAGGTGATTATAATGGAATTATACGAAAATGCAATACAAACAGATAGAGCGTTCATTTATTTTAATAAAATAGCGCATATCTCTTGGAAAGAAACAAACTTAGGGACAAATCCGAACAGTAAAAGAATGGTTTTGTATGAAGTAAAGATATATTCAGATGCAGGAGTTATTCTTCAAAACATGACTCCGAGCGAATACCATTCCTTCATACGAACATATAAAGAAAATGTTCAAAAAACAATAGTAAGAGATGTTACAGGAATAGATATTAATGGTGATATACATGGATATTAAAGAAAATAGATTTTTATTAAAAGAAAACAGTTACATTGTTGATTTGTTCAATGTGGACTTTATCACATTCAAAGAGAATGAAAAGGATTTTGGTTCATATTGGATTAAATTACATATCGGCTCAAAAGAAGTCAGATACATATGTGACGATATAGACAAATTAAAAGAAATAGTGGAATTATGGTGTGGAATACACGGCAAAACAATTTCACTTGATGAAACAGACTTGGTAGGTGAGAACCAATGGGATTGACAAACAGCAATAACAGTACGAAAGCAGTAGCGAATGAGGTAACAAACAATCAAAGAGTTTTGTTATTTCACGATAAACTAAAGAAACAAACCGGAGAGAGATTAGCGAGAAACAACCGTCTAATTTGCGGTATTTGGGGAGAACCAAAGACCGTAAAAAGCGGTATCGCTCTTGATTTCCCCGATAAACAAATCTATGTTTTAGATTGGGATGATGGTTGCGAACCAACATGGCGACAAAACCACGATATGACAGATAGAATTACACTATGGAATCCTGAAGTCAGAAATCAAAACGGTGAATTAGACATACAGAAGTCTGAAGCAAATTCAGAAGATTTTGTTTTGTTTGTTAAATCTAAGATTGAAGAAGGTGAAGATGTTCTCTTTGTATTCGATGGAATTGACAAGTGGCTTGATTGTTGCACACTTCATGTAACAGGTTCTTCTAAGATTGGAAAGCCACAGAAGATGAAGTTTGAATGGGGAAAGCGTAATGCACCATTCTATTCTCTTCTAATGATGTGTAAAAATCTAAATTGCGACCAAATTTACATTACTCATTCTAAGGCCGACTATGGCGCAACAGGAGAAGTAATTGGTTCTAAACCAAATTGGCACAATTGGGGAGATTATTTGCATCAAGTAATTAACACAAAGCGCACACTAAAGAAGGGAGATGTTGTCTATAAAGCAGAATTGCAGAGTAGTAAATCAAATACTTCTTTGGTTGGAAAGACTTGGGAAACACTAACTATTGCTAAAGGCGAAGTTAAGTGGGATGGTATTTCTGAAATGCGAGAGGGGTTAATTTGAGATTTACTATTGATAGTAAAGAATTCAAAGAGGCTTTAGTTAGTTTGCGTGTCAAAGGAAAACACTTGGTTACTAATGGATTAGTCAATTCAAGTCTAAGTCAATATGCTTATTGTGTATTGAAAGACGGAACATTGTCTATGTTCAATGGTGATGCGACATTTATTGCTAATGTTAGATTAGATGTTGAATCAGAAGATGAAGGTACTTTCGTATTAGATACAGCAATTGTTGTGCCTTATCTAACTGAATTTGATGGTAATTTACAAATAAATGTAGGTGATTATGTTACAATTCAATCCGGTACAAAGAAAGCCTCTGTACCACTTGTAGTAAATCATCCTCAAGAAAATGCACTTGCTAAGGTTCAAAACATGCTGGCTCATGTTAGATATGAACCTGTGCCTCGAACAATGTTTAACTTCGGTAAAACTTCTAAGTTTGAAGGTGCATTTACTTTGATGCAAAGCACTTTCAAAAAGACTTTGAAAACTTGTGAATTAGTTAAAAGTGGAATCTATAAATTAGATTACAAAGAAGGAGTGCCTTCTTTCTCCACAAGACTAAATGTGCAAAACAAATACAGTGAGTCACTTGAACCTATGTTTGCTATTGGAGAAGGCGCAACCATAGATTTCAGTGGCCCACTGTATGCTTTTTTCAAATCAGACCAATTACTTAATTTCTATATGAAAGATGAGTTTCCATTGTTGATTGTGTCTGATGATAGAATGCTAATTAAAGCACCTTATGTAAATGGGGAATAATAATGATAATATCTAAAACGAATGACAATAAAAATATTTATTCAAGTTGGAGAGAAAACGGAGAAAAGAAAAGCAAGGTTGAGGAATTCAGACCTTATTTCTATGTTCTTGATGATGCTAAGGAAATACCCTCGTATAGACCTTCTAAGACTTTGATTCGACCTTTTGAATATGAGAAAGGAGATTGGGTTAATCTTGATGGACAACCACTAAAGAAAGTATATGTGGATAATTCTTATGATATTAAGAACGCACAGAAACTATTCTCTCAAACCTTTGAAGCAGATGTACCTTACCATTTCCGCTATTGTGTGGATAACCTAAATGATATGCCAGAATATAAGATGCGTAAATGGTATTGGGATATGGAATGGCAACAAGGCGGTGAACATCATAACGAGATTACTACTATTGTAATGTATGATAATTATGACGAAAAATACTTTCAGTGGGTTTGGTTTCCTAAAAAGAAAAATATAGGAAGAATGCCTAATTATAATATGTATATATTTGATAATGAAAAAGACATGATTGAATCTTTTATGACTACAATGGTAGCCAAAGACCCCGATATGTTGATTGCTTGGTTCGGTCACTTTGCAGATATACCTAAATTGCTTGAACGAGCGTGTATTCTTGGAATTGACCCAACAGTAATGTCACCGTTTGGGTCAATTAAGGGCGTTAAGAAGGTCAAGGATGGATTCAAATTCGCCTATGCTGAAAAAGGGTTCTCGCCTATCGAACAGCCCATAGGAGGCCGCATAACCCTTTCATTAGACATGGCTTTTGAGCGTCAATGGAATGATTCTCAAAGAGGAACATTACCATCTTTAAGTCTTGATTATGTTTCTGAAAGTGTATTAGGTAAAAAGAAATTAGTATCAGAAAAGTTTCCCGATACAAATGAGTTTTACAGATATGGTTGGTTAAAAGATACTGAAACTTATTTACAGTATGCTATAAAAGATGTTGAATTAATTGTTGAAATAGATGAAACTAACTTTTGTAGTGAGGCTATTCTTTCACTTCAAAGATTATTGATAGCACCATTTGATGCTTGTTTCTATGCTTCTCATATGGGTTCAATCTATTTTATGCGTAATGCTGAATGGAAAGCACCAACAGGAGTTAAAGTCGAAAAGAGAAAACAATATCAAGGTGCTATGATTTATGACCCGCTAAGTGAAAACACAAACGGCTTGCATTTAGGTGTAGCCGCATTTGATTATGCGGGTCTATATCCAAGTATGATTGTAGCGAGAAATATTTCATTTGAAACTAAATCAAGCGAACCAACGGAGTTTGGAGTAAATATTCTAACCCCAAGAGATTTTAGCGAAGTCAAAGAAACACAAATGGTGTATTTCAAAACAGATAAATTGGGATTAATCCCAAGAGCAATTTTGGAATTGAAATCATTAAGAAGTAATTACAAAGCAAAAATGAAAGAAGCAAGAGAAACTAACAATGGAGAATACGCTAAGTGGTATAATAACCAAATGGCAGTAAAGAGATTATCTGCGTCTTTCTATGGGATTCTTGCGTTTCAAGGGTTTGGATGGGCTGATGTTGATTTAGCCGCTTCTATTACTGCAAGTGCAAGAGAAGCAATTAGATTAGCCGCATTTAAGGCAAAGGAGATGGAAGAATGAATAACCATAATAAGAAATGGATTAAGAAAATAATAGTTGAATTAGAAGAACCATTTACTGCTCAAAATGTAAAAGCGGCCATGATTGAAAAACATGGTACTGCTTTTACACCGAGCAACATTAGTTTAGGACAATTCCTAAACAGAATATGTGTTGTAGTAGGAAAGCATAGAGGTTCTTTACTATACAAAGTACGAATGGAGGGAGAACAATGAAAACAAAATATGTAACAGTTAAAGTGGCTTATGACACGGAAGAAACTTGGGAAACTACTTTGCAAGAAGTAAAGGAGTTATTTCAAATGATGAATAATCTAAAGCGTAATGCCATTATCATTGATGTTGAACAGGGAGTGAATACAAATGATGATGGACAGAACGAATGAATTGCTTGAAGAGTTGTTGAAGATGATAGCAAGAAGCAATAAGATATTGATGATGGTAAATATCGTAAATATAGCAACCATCCTAACAATAATAATGGTGATATTATGAATAAAGAAAATGAAGAAATAAAAAGACTAACAATGGAAAATGAAGGTCTTGCCGATAGAATAGAAGGCTTAGACGAAAGAATTAGAGATTTAGAAGGCAAAATCGAAAGATTGGAAATAGAATTAGAGGGTCTATACAGCCAAGATACGCCGGAAATGTATCTTATAGCAAGAGCAGTACATGAAATGCAACAAGACCTGCTAAAATTGCATCCTGAATTAATAATCAATAATTTAGTATATGCGCCAAATAAGGTGGGAATGTGATGCCTTTCACATACAATAGAACATGGTCTGAAATACAGGATATGCTTGATAAAGCAGAACGCAAACAAAACATGCACTTTACAAAAATGCAGAATGCTAAGAGTAACGACAGAACATCTGTCAATGGTAAAGTAGTCAAATCACGAATCTATCACATGCGTAACTATAAAGCATTAGAAGGAGTAGTTAAAGCACTTAGATGGACTCTTGGCGATAAAGACATTGAACACCCATTGGAGTGATTAAGATGAATAAGAAAACGAAGCAAGAATTATTAGATTGGTTTTCTCTTCAAATTGATGATGTGACTTCAATCGCTATTAAAAAAGATACAGTAACTCTTTTTGTCAATGGAGTAGTTAAGGGAATTATATCTTATCAAAGAATAGGTGATTCAAAATGAAGGTAGTTTATGGACATACAGATTCTATTTATGTTCAGATTGATTCAGTCGAGAAGGCTGAAAAAGCAATCAAGCAAATAGAAGAAAGCGTTAGAGAACATTTTCCTAATGTTATGGGGTTAGATGAACACCCTGTTCAATTAGAGTTTGAGAAGTATTACTCTGCATTAGGTGTTGGTACAACTAAGAACCGCAACGCTGGTTTAGTATCTTGGGAGGATGGAGTTTGGTTAGATAAGCCAAAATTCACAATGACAGGATTTACTGCCAAAAGAGTTAGTGAAACGAAGTTAGCGAAAGAAGTACAAACTAATACCCTAACAATGTGGGTTGAAAACAAATCTCAAGCAGTAATTACTAATTATTTACATGGAGTTTATAGCGATACTTTGAATGGTAAAGTACCAATTACTTCAGTGATTAAGAGAAGCCGTCTTAGAAAAGATAGACTAACGGTGAAATGCCCCGACTGTAACAAAAAATACAGTCTAAAGGAATGTCAAAAATTACAAGAATTACCATACTGTACTAAATGCTCATGTGCAGTTAAGAAGTTTGTAACGCTGGATAATAAGACCCCTTCTTTGGGTTCCGGTATTGCTGGCGTTATTTACGGTTGGAAAAACAATATAGAGTTTGATGACTCTTATTTGTTTTTGAAAGTAAAGACAAATGAATCGTGGATTCATCCACTGAAACACGATAGAAGAAATGTTGAGTATATTTCCGGTGCAACTTTGAAGGGCTTTGATAATGTAAAGCCCGATTGGAAGCATTATGCTGAACAAGTAGTGGATAAAGCAAAGCCCATTTACAAGGCTATGGGATGGGATATATCGAGCATAAGAACAAATAGAATACAAGCAAGTTTGGAGGAATGGTTTTGAATACAGAAGAAAAATACGAAGCAAAAATAAAATCAATGAAAGAATATACATACAAGTTTATGCCAGAAAATTATGACGACCCTTCAAAACCTATTTTGAAGATTAGTAAATCGTCATTAGGTTCGTTTAATTGGTGTCCTAAAAAATATGAGTTTAATTATATTGAAAGACTGCCACAAGACCAAACAGAAGCCATGATTAAAGGCACTGTATTGCATAATCATCGTGAGAATTTCTTTAATGACTTTGATGTTAAAAAGGCTGAAACGCTTAACAATCAAGAATTAATTGAATACTGTACGGGTCTTATGCCTGTTGATGATTACTTTGACATATCTCTTTCAGTAGCGGCATTTGAAGCACAGAGATTTGCAGAAGCAAAGACAGAAGAAAAGACACATGAGTATTTGCCTATTGCAAATGAAGGTCTATTTGATTGTGAAATAACTATACCTGCTGGCCCATACAAAGGCGGTGCTTGGAATGGTAATGAAGAATTCTCTCTAAATAGAGATTATGTGGTTCACCTTCAAGGTATTATTGACCGAGTATTTGTTGAAGATGGTAACTTAATTCCATTTGAATACAAGACCGGCCCTTGGAAAGATTACAAGCGCACTTCAATGCGTCAAGAAATGGCTTTCTATCAGTTAATGATTGAGAATTGTTCTGAAGAAGTATTGGCCAATCTTGGTATTGATAAGGATATGGCAGTTAGCCATTGGGGATGGTATTATCCTGTATCGAATTATGTTTATGTTGAGCCGGTAAAACCCCGTTCAATGAGTTCTGTTAAACTTAATATCGCTAAGTTACTTTATGCTTATGAGCAGAAAGAATTCCCCACTAAGTTTTATTACAAGACTTGCTCGCATTGTTCTTACTTCGGTATATGTGATGCGGCAAATACAGATACATGGGTGTGATTAAAATGAAATGTAGTATATGTAAAGAAGAGATAGATAAGCAATACCATAATGGTGAAATGTTTTGGGATAAGGGCCATAATGCTCAACCAATTAATGACGGAAGATGTTGTACTAAGTGTAATAATGAGGTAGTTATTCCTACAAGAATAGGAATGCACTTTAGACGCAGAAATTTTGAGAGTGAGCATCAATGAAAGAATTAATCAGAAAAAGAGTTTTGTCAAAGAGTTGGACATTTTCAGAAATATCTGACTTAAACAATACAATACAAATCCTTTCTGAAGAAGTATGGTCTGAAATGACTCTTCTTGAAAGAATAGATTTAGTAAGAGATATTAGAATAAATGAAACCTTAGTAGGTATGGGATTTGAACATGCTATTAGAGAAGTAGTGGTAACTTATTTGAAAGGCGATATAGCAGAAGTAATTAAAAATATGCTAAGTAATGCAACAATAAATTTTGGAGGGAATAACAATGAAATATCCGAGAGAAGTATGGGCGGGGAGTCACATAAAGAACGCACCGCAGATGAAAAGAAAGATAGCGTGGTCGAGGAATGAATATGTTGAGTTTGTTAATGCTCAAAATAATAGGACAAATGTTTATACAACCGTTTATGACTTTGAACATTTTTCAGAAAAAGCAAAAATAGATTCAACAGTTATATTGGATAGAATGTTTTTAGATTTTGACGGACATGACAATGATTTAGAATTGGCTTGGAGAGATGTTCAAATGGTAATGCAAAGAGTTATCCAAAATGATTGGAAACATACTCTCTTCTTTTCTGGAAGAGGGTTTCATTTGTTTCTCTTTGGAGAACGCACGAATAATATCAGAAACATTCAAATCTTTTTTAGAGAATTCAAAGCAATACTTGAGGCAAACTTTAGAGGGAGAAATACTCTTGATGAAAGAGTTGGCCAAACTACAAGATTGCGAAGAGTACCTAATACTGTAAATATGTCGTCTGCTGATGCTAACGGCAATCCGTATTATTGCATCCCCTTGAATAGAAAAGACCTTTCATTTGACCTTGAAAGTATTTTGTCTTTGGCTCAAAAGCCTCGGCATTTACCGTTCCAAATGAGTGGAAATAACTTGGTTGTATTCCCCGAAGCACCCCCTATTCAAGCGGTTGGGGGCGAGGTTTCAGTGCCGGAAACAATAGGAAAATTGCCTATGTTGCCGTGTTTGCACAATGCGGTTATGACAGAGAATCCGTCACATATTTCAAGAGCATACTTGGTATCTTGGTATCGTGACTTAATTACAGGATATACAGATTTGATTACTCTTGATGATAAAGTCGCAACTTTGAATTTAGTTGTTGATGAATTAGAAAGAGTATTTGCTGAATCAGATACAGTATGGTTAGATTGGGATAAAGATACTACCAAGAAACATGCAAGGTTCACAGTGTTCAATAACTACAATACCCCTCATTGTGATAAACTAATCAATGAAGGGTTTTGTATTGGTAAATGTTGGAGGTTCCCAGAATGAGAAAGAAAGTAAATTTTAGAATACTAAAAGAAATAACATTAAATGAATTAAATAAGGTTGCAAACGATGAGATTTGGTTATGTGACTTAGTTGAACAGGTGGCTAATAAGTACGCAGATTCGATGCCAGCATGGAATTTAATATCAATTAATTACAGAAAAATAAAACAATGTGATATGATGATTTCCAATATAGCCAAAAATAATGGTTGGGGTTCAAAGCATAAAAGAAGAGATACAGAGTTGTATAAGATTGAGGGAATGGAAAAAAGGTTACTCAGAGAAATAACATTAACTGTATTGTATAGATTACAGGAGGAAGAATAATGTTGATAATTGATTCAAGAGAAAACTCTCGTTTATCTAAATTAGTTATGCAACAAGCAAAGGCTATCAAAGTACCTTGTGAAAAACGATGGATTGAGATAGGAGATTATGTATTTGATAATGTTTGCTTTGAGGCAAAATCAACAACAGATTTCTTAGGTTCAGTAATGAATAAAAGACTATGGACTCAATTAGATAATATGGATAGGCATTACGAAACTAATGTAGTCATTATCTATGGAGATATGCAAGAAGCAATACACAATGTTATTCAGCATTCTCCAAGTAAAATGCCTATTGTTACAAGAAGCATTATGTTAAACAATAAGTTTCTTGGGGCAATAGGTCGCATTGTGTTAGATACCGATGCGAAGCCCTTTTGGGTTAAATCAGAAGAAGAAGCGGCATTAATTATAACGGCAGTTAGCAAAATGAAACCAATAACAAGAGATACAATAGCACCACAAATATTCAAAAGAATAACAACAGATGATTTAAGAATAGATTTACTAAGCAGTATTAAAGGAGTATCAATAAAAAAGGCAAAACAAATGATAAGCCAATTTGGTTCTATCATGGAAATAGGCGAATGTTCAGCATATGAATTACAAGCCATAGAAGGAATTGGAGAAACCTTAGCCAAAAGAATAATCTCCACCCTAAATTCAGAAGAGAAGGTGAAAATATGAATGACAATACAGTACAAGGCGACCAACGCCTTAATGACGATATAGAGGATGAAGAGGCATATGATGATATGCTCGGACAAAATGCAGGTATCTTTAGTGAAGCACTACCGGCAATTGTAAGAGAGTTTCAGAAATCAGCAGTTGAGGTATCACATTACAATGATATACCGGCTGGCATTTCATTCTTCAATATCTTAGGACAGATAGTGAAAGACTTCGTAATTATTCCTAATGGAAGAAATCACGAAGATACAAGAATCCACTTTTGTTGGGTTCAAACAAGTGGAACGGGAAAATCAACATTATGGAACTTTGTCGGGCCGGTAGCAAAAAGAACATTTGAAAAAATAAACACTACTAATCAGCACCCGCCACTATTGACAATGCAAGATGGATTACCAATACCTATGGTTAGAAGTTTCAATACTTTTGGAGTAACTGATTATACCGATTCAGTTCTAATTGGAGGCTTTGAAAAAGTCCTTCAAACTGAAAGAGGTGATGATGGTAATGAAAGACAAACCGGAATATGGGAGATGGAAAGAAGGCCCGGAATTTTAGAAGGTAGCGGATTAGCCCATTGGGATGAATTTGAATACTCCGGTATTTTTAATCAATCCTCTCATAAAGAACAGGCAATTGTTTATCTAAATACTTTAATGAACAGTCTTTCCGGTGAATCTTGGATTATCTCTAAGGCTCTTGCATCTTACAGTGGAGAAGTTATGGAATGTTTCTGTGAGCGTTCAGTATTGGCTATGACTTATCCTCCATCTAACTTAAATGAGATTATCGCTGAAAAGGGAGTATTACAAAGAATGCTTCTGTATGTTTGGGAGGTTCCCGAATTTATTCAACATAAGATGAGAGAAGAACAAATTGACAAAGCAGGTACTATTGAAGAAGTCAATCAACCAATTGATAAGTACGCTGATGCACTATTTACTCTATATGAAATGACTAAGAAAAGATTCAATGATGTTGGAGGCGACCCGCTAAAAACCATGAGATTTACAAGTGATTTCAATGCGGTTCTAAAATTAGAATACAACAACATGAAGAATTACCTTAACAATACAAGAGCAGATGTGGCTAAGTTGGCAGGTAACTTTACTACCCGTCTAATGAAGATTATGATGAAGATGTCAGTATTATGTTCCATCGCCTCAGCACCTTCAATTAAGAATGAAGATGATAGATTTTTAGTCACCGGAACCAATGTTAGACAGGCGGCTACTATTGTCCGACAGTGTTATATGACTCTCGTTGATTGGTTAGAACGAAGCCTAAGAGTTAAGCGACAGTCCTTGGCAGAGCAAACGCTTGAACCTGTTTTCATGGAAATCTATAAAAATGAAAGTGAGAAGTCGGAGGATGGATTAGTCAATAAAGCGCAGTTTTTGAAGAAGGCGGGCGCAAAGGCAAAGAAATCTCAATCACAAATTTACAGACATTATGAAAGAATCCGTCATAAATTTGAAGAAGAAAAGCATGGTCGCAGTACATACATAAGGCGAATAGGAGTGGATGAAGAATGAAGTGGGAAAATACATATCTTATCTTTGAAGTAGCAAAAGGGCCGAAAGTAATAACAGATTCGTTAGATACTTATGGTGACGATGGATGGGAATGTGCGTCTATGTTATTAGTCGCAGGTTCCAAAATCGTTTGTTTCCTAAAGAGAAGAACAGATTCAGAAGAACCCGTAAATAAAGAAGAAGAGAAGATTAGTAAACTATGGTCGTCTAATTCCTCTTCTTCTGCAAATAAGGAATGATAGCATGTCAGTATTAGCATTGGATATTGAAACCAAAAATATGTCCTATGAAATAGGCGGATTTGGTAATACCCATATGTTTCAAGTATCAACTGTTGCTACTTGGGATGGCAATACAGGAACAGTTTATGTTGATGAGTCGGTTGATTCATTTGCTAAGTCTGGCCATGTGATAAAGCCCCTTTCTGAATTAAAATATGATTTAGATAATCATTTTCAGAAAGGAGGCTCTTTGTTAGGACATAACATAGTGGCTTTTGATTTGCCTATTCTTAGAGATTCTATGGATATTTATTGTATTCATAAGTATCTAAAAGATGAGAAGTACATTGATACTTCAAAGATTCTATTGAAGGAACATGGCGAAAGATTCCAACTAAAGAATCTTGTTAAGTGTACTATGAATGATGCTAAACTAATGGAAAGCGCAGATGCGCCAAGATTATGGAAAATGGGGCAATATGATGAAGTGGTGGAGTATTGTATGAAAGACACACAATTAGTTTATGACCTATGGAAATACGGTCAAACAAATGGAATAGTCAAGGCTTTTTCTTTAGAGAAAGCCGAACATAAAGATTTAGAGGTGAAGTGGTAATGACAGGTTGGGATTGGTTCGGTCTGATTACCTTTGTCATCATTCTGATGCTTTTGTTCTTTGCGGCATTTGGAGGTTCTAATATCTCTGATGAAACCGTTGAAGATTACATGAAGCGTTTAATGAAGAATGATGGTAAAGGCGGTCTTTGATGAGTCTAAAGCAAAAGTGTATATTTTGTAATGAACTCACAATTGCCAAGAGAATTCTTGGCTTTTATGTTGGTTCTAATGAGCAAATCAAATTATGGGAATGTCGGTCATGCAAAGGCATTTGGTCTAGTAAAACGAAAAGTTAGAAATGAAAACAAAATAATTGAGGGGGGCTTCGGCCTCCCTCTTTTTTTTTGGCTTTTTGAATTCTGGTAAGTCGTTTTTTATTATATCACGCTATTCCAATAATCATCCAGCCGGGAGTAATTGGTGGGGCTGAATCATTTGCACCTTGTAAAATAACACCTGTTTGTGGTGCTAATGTAATTACATTAGCGGAAGTAACATAGGGATGGCCGGTATCATTCAGGTCAAAATGTTGAACAGTTGTAATAGTAATTGGATTAGCAGGGTCTATATTTTTAATATGATGAATTTGAAATGCTACTGCGGCTGGCATAGCAAATGTATTTCCTGCTGGTGCTAAATCAAATGAATAAATAACTTTTTTAGTTAATGTTGGTGCGGGTAGGCCACCTCCACCAATATCTAAAACTTCATATCCAGCAGAAAAGGTTCCACCCGATATTACACCTATTGTGCCTGTAACTGTTTGGTCTGCGGCTATTGTGGTTGTTGCCGCAATTGAACCTGTAACAGACAATGCTGAACCTGTAAATTGCATATTTGCTTCAGCATTCATAGTATCTGCCGTTAATGCAGTAACAACATAATTATTAGCACCATTCGTCAAAAAGTCTGAAACATCAACTGCAATTGTAGCGGTTGAGCCTTCAGCCGGAGTATGGGTAACATCTATTCCTGTTCCAGCCGAAACATCAGTCATATAGTTTCCAGCCGTGTCTGTTCCTAATGCAACACTATTTGCTTGTATTGTAGCCGCACCACCAGCCGCTATTGCTATATCTCCCGAAACATTTCCAAAGATTGCATCTTCTAAATTAGTAAATGAAATCTTTTTCTCAGTACCATTATCAGAGAATACAAAATGGTCTTGGGTTTGATGTAGTCCCGTACCACCTAATGCTGAATAACCGTCAATATCTAAACCGATTCCATCTGTTTCAGAACTTGTTAGATATTGTATTCTTCTTGTTGCTTTAGCCGCACCTTTCTGCACTTCTAAAATAGCAATAGGAATATCACCTGCTGTTAAATCTGCAACTTTATCAACCCCTGCCGCATGTCTAATTTTAACTACATTAGAACTATTGACTACAATTACAGAATAGCGATTTTGTCCGGTAGTATCTGAACTTCCTTCTTGAAATTGAACATCAGTTTCAGTACCGCTTGTAACTTCAGTAATTGTTGCTTCAGTCGTAGCACTCTGTAATGTTCCGTTTCTAACTACCTTACCTGTTCTAACAGTAATTACGCTGACTCCTGTACCATCATTCATTTGCATATTGAAGTTTTTAGAACCTGTACCAACTGCCGCAGTTAGCACTGCATAGCCTGTTGTAGCCATAGCGTTTAATGCCTTAATTAAACCCGAATGGGGGAAATCCACACCATCAACAGGTTGACCTGCTGAACCATTATGCGTACTATTATCTCCCATTTTTGTTATATATCCACTGTTAATATATTCGTTATCTGCCATATTACTCCACCTCGACTTCTATAAAAAATTCGACTTCTTCACTTGTACTGAAAGGCCCAATTGCATCAAAGGGTATTCTTAGAAGTAAATTACCCGAAGAATCTTCTAAACTAATTTCTCTCAATGTGCGACCCGTTATTGATGATTCAGAACCTTGTACGGTTACTTTCCATTGAACAGTATTTTCTGCTGACTTTACTCCCGATGCAGATATATTACTACTTAACAAAGGAACATCTAATTCCAATTGTGCAGGAGAAGTGGCGTTTCCACCAGAGCCTACATTAGCCTCACTAAATGTACTAACTAAGTAACTTGCTATCAGTGATTTTCCTTTGTCCGTTATCATAATTCTTCCTCAATTAAGTCCGTATATGTCACCGACTGACCGCCTGTGAATCCCATTGGAGTGGTCGAAGTATTTAATACTGAACCGAAACCAAGTGTAGCCCCTCCCGTAGCAAGGCGTTTTCTTATCTTAATTCTCAGTTCTTTAATCTTAAAATCCTCAAAGTGGTCTGTCGATTTAGAGGGTTCTTTGAAAACTCTTGGCCGAGTTAATCCAAATAATTTTTTATTATCCATTAAAACCTCAGTAAATCTATCTCCGATATTTTTATTATTATTTCCTAATTTTAATTTACTGAAGCCATCTAAATTATGTTCTATTTCTATAATTAAGTATCTGCTTCTTTTAATATTTTGTGAAGGAAAAGATATTTCTATTTCATCAGCAGGTCGCAAAGTGAATAAGTCATTACCCCTTACTTCTATATCAACTAATTCTCCGGCATCCTTATGTTCTTTCAATAACTTGTTGGCTCTCGCATCTGCCTCTTTTTGAGTATAAATATTTTCATCAGTAATTTCTAAGGTTTTTCTATCTCCCATTCTTTTTATACTTTTAACATTTTTTCTATGTGCTTTTACATTTCTTCCTTTAATAATAATTTCATTATATTGGTCGAAAAGTTTTCCTTCTTTTGTAATGCTTCTTATACTGTATTTATCATCTTTTTCAGAAATAAGAACCTTTGGTTTATTTAATGAGGAATCTGCATCTCGCATTATGAATTTTTTATCATGTAATATTCTTCTATTTTTCTTATTTAATATGTAATTAGAAGCAGTTAATAGACTAACCCCCTTATATTCGGGTGATAAAAACACAGGATATTCCGTAGTATCTTGTTTTGTGAATTCTAATCCTTCATCCTCAAACAAATCATTTAACAAATCATCTGATTCAAAACAAATATTAACTCCGCAACCAATAGTAGCATCTGTATAATTCCCTTTTATTTCCTTTGATACTGTTATCTCAAAAGTTTCTCCTATTGATACTGCGCCTATCATATTTCCAATTTTAGAAAACTCAAATTCATGCACATTCAAATCAGAAATATATGATACTTGCATTTGTGATAATAAATTAGATGTTCCATCAGTTATTCCAACAGGAATATTATCATTGTGTTCTAATAATTTACTTGAGCCAAAGCAATCTGAAGGTGTTCTATAAACTAAATGAGTACCCGACCCTTTGTTACTTGGGTCGGCTATAATATACATAGAAGATACTCCTTCACCAAACCCTGTTTCTGAATACAGTTTTTCGGCATTATTTGTGGGGTCGGCATATCTTACTTCCCCCGTAAATTGCTCATGTCTAGCGTTATGCAATTTGAACGACTTAGTAGGTTCATAGCAACTATCTTCATATGCCTTCTTAGTATATTCGGGAGTTAGAGTATTTATTTTTATTTTTGTAGGACTAAAATCATAAAATGTGTTTTCTGCGGTTCTCATCACTTTATACACTTTGCCAATAGTACCTGCATTATCAATTACTATCTGATGTTTAGTACAGTCAGCAGTACGCTTAATTGTATGAGAAACAACATAGTGAATATAACTTGGAATTGTTTCATGTAATCCTTTAAGTGTTTTATTATTGTTAGCCGCACTCGTAGCATCACTTGTGTAATATGCTTCAGTAGTTGTTGAAGCCGCTACTTGGAAACTTTCATCATATCCACCGTGTTTATTCAGTCCGTATTGTTTGCCATGATGACTAACCAAATAACAACCTGTTAGGTTAGGCGCATAGTTTAACCACGCATTATTATTTTGCGTTGCTGAACTATCGCCATCAATATCTTTTACAGTAAATTCATACAATTTAGTATTTGTTGAGCCTACTCCGACAACTGTTTGAGAAGCACTGTAACAGTTAGTGCCTCCTTTATTTACAAATTTCAAATAAGGCTTGAATAACATATACGCCCCATCAGCAATATATGGAGAACTACCATCGCTGCTTTCCTTTCCTTCACTTTCATAAAAACCAAACCCTTGTCTTGACTTAGTTTCTAACATAACTTTATGCGGCCCATATGCGGGGCCACCCATACTTTGTAATAATGGTACTGCGTTTTCTATTTCTGATGAAACTATACCAGCCTCAATACTACTTTGTCCTCCATCTTCAATATCAAACCTATCTAAAAATACTGCTAAAGTATCTGCGTACAAGTTTTTTAGATGGTTTTCTTTATTGTTTAGGCTTTTAATAACTTCTGAAATTTGCATATTTCCTTCAGTATGAACTAATGATTCATCAATGGCAAGGCTATATTTCAATTCTCTATTTGTTAAAGAATAGTCATTAAACTTTTCATCAAAGTAACAGTATTCCATAATTAGATATTTATTTCCATAAGTTTGATTTGCGGCAGTTTTACCTAAGTATTGGCCAGAGGATAGCCAAATATGATATTGGAGATTATTAGTTAATACTGATGTACCAGAAGAACCAAAAGAAGTTTTCACTAATAAACAATAAGGGTGTTCTCCCGAATAAGGTTCATTTCTAATTCTATATCCTTGATAAGAACCAGATGCAGGGTTAGTATAAGCAATATCACTACCCGAACCTCTGGCAGTTAGTAATTGTGTGGAGGTTCTGCCCTTTAATGAATAATAAACCCCTGTCCAATTATTTTCCGAAGCACTATACAAAGGGCCAGACCCTATACCTGCCGATGCCAACAAAGAAATTTTAATTCCTCTTAATGAATCAGTACCAATAGGCCCGTAGTCTGCGGCTTCTGCTTGATAGTTTTCTGTTGTCGGAGAACCGGAAGAATTGTCTTGTAAAACCAATTCATAGGCATTTGAAGTATTTACTATTGCATATTGAAAGGGAGATACAATATCTTCTGCCACTTCTTCATGAGTATCAATTATGTGAACGCCGGATAATGTTGTTTTTGAGGCATCTAAAGCAGTAAATGTAGGAGGCAAAGCAATAGCGGCAGTTCTTTTTTCTGAAGCCAAATTATCAATTAAACTAAAATGATTATCTCCGTCATTGTCCGGCAAAAAATTATCATGGTAAGCATCATTATTATCTTCTGCATACCCATCCATAGTGCCTGTTCTTCCCGCTTCATTATTCATAACTGCGCCTTTTAACATATGAATTGCGCCTATTTTTGGCATAGATGCGAAAGTATCTTTTGAATTATGTCCTCTAACATAAAAATCTTCATAGGAATCTGTATCAATACAAAATGCAAACACTTGTTGTCCTGTGGTTAAAGCGCAATCATCATTTACATGAGGGCCGGTTAAACCATATTGTGCGCTAAATTGAATAATTTGCGCCCATGCTTGGGCCGCCCCATAACCAATATAATTTCCTTCAGCAGTAAAGAAAAGATAATTTTTACTTTGATGTAGTTTGCTTTTTTCATTTGTTGTGCCGCTTACATAGTCGGGTGCGTCAGATAAGACCATTCTGTTACTAGAAGCATAACTGCTTATTGTTAGATTAACACCGCTTGAGTTTTTAATTTGAAATAAATTAGCCATTCTATTAACTGTGTCTAACTGTAAGGTTTTCTTCTTATTAGGTAAGTTTTCAGCATCCACAGAATTAAAGTGCCAATCTAATGTCATTTCCACTAAACGCAACATACTAAATTTCTTCAAAGAATTAATGGTTGGTGCTGTTGCTATTGTCATTATGGGGTTATTATCATCATTATCAGAAATTGAGGAACCCCCTCCCAAATAAGTAGTATGAGAATTAAATGTATTAGAAGGAGTTCCTTTATTCTTTAACATAATACTAAAGTTCGTTAAATCTCTTGAACCATAGTATAGGCTTGTTTTTCTTAAATCCGATTCGGGTAGTAAATCAGAAGTAGTAAATAAGAAATGTCGAGAAACTTTAGCATCCATTTGTCTTAGTGTTCTTTCCCATGTCCTTGCTATGTTTGCATTCATAACATGAGGCAAACCGGCAATAGGGTATCTTGCTCGCACTGTCGCAGTATTACCTGTTAAATAATAATCAAAAAAGTTTGTTCCTCTTGATGGCTTATTTCCTCTTCTTTCATAAAATCCTTGCATCTCTCTTATCGTACTAAATGAAGAATCATCTTGGTGTGTTTGAGTAAATGTTGGCGTACTACCTGTATAAGAAGGTCTAAATCTATGTGCCTTGGCATAATAATTAGTTTTGCTAATAACATCATAATAGCCTCTTGCATTAGAACCTTCATTTACGGTTGATGCACTGCTACCATCTAAGTTTATTTGAGTTAAAGCACCTATTGGGAATTCATCAATTGCCGAGTAGTTGCCTTCTTCTAAATCAACAAACCTGTAATATGGTGAACCATATCTTTTGATATAATTAGTAGTAATAGTTGCATCTGAAGCATCATGTATGTCAATATTAAATGGTAATAGTCCTTTAGTGTTACTAATATATGGGCTGGCTAATTGAAGTAGTGCCGCAGGGCGATTGATAAAATACATATCAGTAGTATTCTTTTGAGTTAATTTGTAAATGTTATCTCCATTACCTGAAGTTGCTTTTCTATCTAATCTAATTTCATTATAAGAATAATGTGACCCGCCGCTACCCGAACCTGCTTCTGCACGAATAAAATATCCTTGAAATGTAAATACCCCACTATTTTCAGTAAATACAGGTTCGCCTCTTTTGAAATGACTATTTATTGCGGCAGAAGTAGTACGGATTCCTCCCGATGTTGATACATGGTAAGCATTCATTGTTGTGTCTGTTAATTTCATATAGTCACTTTCATATACATCGGGACTTGTATCTGTAAGAACAAACTCTTGGTTTGCATCTGTATCATTTCTATCAACTCTCCCTAAATATAATCCTATTCTTGGTGCAAGAGTAAGGGTAGTAACATCATCCTCTCCTTTACTATTTAACACTATAAAATCACTTAAACCATTAACTACATCATAACTAAAGTAATTACCGGAAACATCATCTTTTAGTTTTGCTTGAAAGGCTCTGTCGTTTTTAATATTACCAATAGCATCTAAATTATATCCTATTGCTTCAGCATTTGTGTTTTCTGAAGTACCTGTTAAGAAAAACTCTTTATTTCCTGTTTTAGTATAAACAGGCGGAGTAGCAGTGGTTCTGCTTGATACCGATACACCACTTGTAAAATATATTCCCTTATCTGATGCGCCTTCTAATGAACTAACTGTATTTGAATTTACAGCACTTGCACTAAGAGCCTTTTTGAAAGTATAATGTTTATTAGATGACCCAACAAAAATTTGTTCAGATGCAGAAGCAGTAGCGCAGGAACCAAACTCTATGGTAACATTGGCTTGGTCTGCACCAGAAGAAACAATTCCTATAAAATCACCATTAGCATTGTATAAAGTATCTCCTACATTTAATCCTGCAATTGCGGCATTACAAACAACCGAAGTGGCGTTTAGAACAAGATTAGAAGAGAATGTAACATTTGCGCCTCCACTCGTTTTACCAGCAGATACATTAGATAAAGGTGACATAGAAGAGTGGATTAAATCAGAAGCAAATAAAGTGTTTTTGTTTATAGTAGGATTAATCAATTTAGAGAAATCATTACGGCCAGCAACTTCAACAACAGGCTGACCCATTTCATTATCTTCTATTATTTCTTCCACTTTACCATCAAAAATTTCTAAATCAATAGTGAAATTACCGAAGTTATAATCAATACTTGTTTTAGAATCGGCTTCGGTTCTATAATGGGTTCTTTCTGGTTCTAATCTAAAATACTGATGCGTTTTATCTCCAAAAGAAACCCGTATTTCCTTTTCAGTGTAGTTTTTTCCTGCTAAGGTAACTATGGCATTATTGAATCTTGATTCAGTATAAGAACCTAATGTAACACTACTTATCTTGTAGGTTAAATCGTCTATGTCTAAAGGATGGTCTGTTAATGCACTTAGTCCTGTGTAAGTAACATCAGTATCTAATTCTAAAGTAGTCATTAGTGTTCTTGTTTTAGGCGACCACATTCTTCTGTAAATTTTATCTCCTGCACTAAATGGCGCAGAACCATAATTTGTAAAGGTGGATTCTGTTTCTAATCTCCAATAAGATTGGCATACAACGGTATGTAATGATGAAGAAGGCGCACTTATGGTGCTAATAAAACCTATGTAATTGCCAATCTTAACTTCTTCATGTTGGCCCCAAAGTGTTCTTGCATCATAATTTGTTTCTGTCTTAAATTTGAGATTTGTGCTACCGCTTGTAATTGAATCTAATGTTAATTTGGTTTCAAACCAGCCTTTCAATTGACCTTCGGAAATTTTTTCTTTTAGAACATATTTATCACTTAGAACATTTTTTGAAGTAAAGGCTCTATTTCCATCAACTATTTTAGATTCGGCAAAACTCGCCCTATCTTTCATTGAAGAGAATACTCTTGAACTATACATATCTATTATTTTATTCAATACTTTAGGAGATTCTTCATAGTGTAAATAGGTATAAGGGCCAACTCTTCCAGCAGTACCATTAGAGTCATCAGTATCTCTTCGGATATTAGGAAAATTAGTAGTATAATTTGTAAATGAAGTGACTGCGGAAAATTGGTTTCTATCGTCATAATAATAAGAAGCCGAACTTGAAGTTGTTGGATTATCCATTTTTCTTTTATTATCTATTAGTGTGGTGGATAATGTAAATTTACTGTTATCTATTATTTTTAAGTGAGCATCTTGAACAGTAACAAATACTGAAGTTTCATCACTTAGAGTAATTGCCGAATTATCTGTGCTATAATTATAACATAATCTATATTTGGTATTGTGGTCTAATTCATTCTTTTTGTTTAATCTATCGTTGTAAAAATACCAAAGTGGCCTTGCAACTATAAAATTGTATAAATGTGTATCATCAGAACTCGTAACTAATGCACCAGCAGAAATAGCAACTACCGAAGTATCTGTTACTGCTGGCCCCTTGAATACAATAAACTTAGTACCTTTTGGTATTTCACTACCTAATTTGGGAGTAAATTCTAAAGCATCTCCTTCGACATCATCTGTGACTTCAGCAGTAATTTTAGCAAAATGGTGTTGTTTATTGTCATCAGCAAATAAAAGAATAAAATAATCATGCGTTGCTAAATTAATAGAATTATATTGTTGTCCTGTTTGAGTTTCGTTAAAATAGGTCTTTACTCGATAGCCGGGAGTTTTTGCTAAATTTTCACTATAAGAATTATATGCACCTGTTGTTTCTTTAACCATAGTAGTGGCCGTACTAGCGTCTGTTCTTATTTCTGCACAGATATAAGAATCTCGTTTTACATCAGTATTTGTAATAGAAGGATTTGTAGGACAATCAAAATTAACATTAAAGCCAGCATTATTCCAAGTAGTATTAGTCGCAGTGTCTTTGTGAACACCTGTTTTACGAACATATACTGCCATTACATATCCACCTCTTCAAATGTCAAAAACAGTAGTGATTTGTCGTAATAAGGATAAAGTGATTTCCCATTAAAAGCAGAATAAGTATGTGTAGTCATGCTTAATTCGTGAAAAACTCCATAGAATTGACTATTAGTATATCCTATATGGTCGGGAAATGAAGATGCCGTGGCGTGTGTATTTGTTCCGTTTGCACCTAAATATAAATCTTCAGCCGCTAATTGAAAATTATTATCATTTTCATTATGAGTAACTGTTTTAGAAACTCCACCATTAAATAAAATACTTAGTTTTCGGGTAGCATTATCAAATGAAACTCCTATGTGATAAGAATTATTTACATAATTTGCTTCTTTTGGTGCTTTCTGATAAATTGTTTCTGAATTCAAAGACACAGAGGGAGTGCCGCTAAGATATACAGTAGTGGTACTCGTTGAAGGCCAACCCGAACCGAAAGCAACCGTACCAATTGATTTGAAACTAAATCCTCTTTTAACAAATAATTCTTGACCTAAATGATATTTGTTAGATGCGGGGTTTGTTCCTGATGTAAAAGATGCGCCGCCTCCATGTGCGCTACCTCCTAATGTTTCTATTTTAGTATGGGTTAATCTTCCTTTTTTATCGAAACCGCCTGTTAAAATATCAGCAGTATAGGTGGATGGTTGAGCGTGGTCGGGGAAAATTAAGGTGTCACTAACTAATGTAGTAGTTGTACTACCCGTAGTTAATTGTACTTCTAACTTATATGATGCAGGGTTATTAGTATTGACTGTTTGATATGTGCTATGTAATACATCATTAGTAGCATTACATAAGTATATTTTCAAATTAGTGCTGTAAAATATAGCCATCTTGTGATTTGCTCGATTGGCCGCTTGAGTAGTGTGCGCTCTCGGTAAATGCTTATCAGAGTAATAGCCCGAAGTAGTGGTATATGGTGAAGAATGTTCTCCATCGGGAAATGTCTTTTTTGAATTGGTAACGGTTGTTGCTGATGTTCCGGTAGTATGATTGCCACTACCGTTCACATCATATGGAGTAATTATCGCATCAAAACAAAATGAGCCATTATGCCCCCAAATACCATAAGGCATATCATTTGAAGTATCTGTATCTGAGCCAATATCCGGTATATTGTCTTGATAATCTATTTTAATACAACCATTACACATTACAGGAAAAACCAATCCCTTTTTATTTCCTATTGATAATGTCTGCATAATAATCACACCGTTATTGCTACTTCAAATTCTAATTGAAAACTTATTGCAGAAGGTTCTTCTGCATTTAAGTCACAAGAAAAAGACCTAACAAACCCTTTCATTCCTGAATCAGTATTACTGTTTGGGAAAGCAGAAGTAGCAACTATTGTTCCTTCATTATCTAAAGCATCAACAGTACCTCTTGCCGCAAAAGTCCAAGGAATTAAATCGGTGCTTCTATCAGCGTTACGATACTGATAATGGCTATCAACTTTAGATGGAATTAATATGACTATTTCGTTCATATTCTGCATATCTTGTAAAGCGGTTCCATCTGTGTTCGAGTGAATTAATTGAGCAATTTCTTCCTTTGTCATATCAACGCTCATCTCTCCATCAGAATTAAGTGAAGGAGATAAAGCAGTATCATCATCAAAATTTGATTCAAGAGGGCTGTCAACCGACTTATCAAAGTTTTTAGGGTCATCATCATCAAATCTTCTTATGATTGTCATATCTGTAATGAATCCTTGAACACTAATTGTTTTAGAAGCCATTCCCATATTAAAGGCTAATGTTCGAGATTCTCCGGTGAACATTCCAGAAAAAGGAACATCAAAAGAAGGTATAGTTTTATTTGTTGCTATTGAAATAGTTTCTGCTTTAAGCGGTATAGTGTTAATTTGAATATCATCTTTTTTAGATGCGCCAAGACGCAAAAATACATAGTGTGTGCCATCGGGAGAACTCATTTAATCACCTTAACTGTAACTTGAAGAAGTACCTCTATTTACTTCTCT